AACTTAATCATCTTTCTTCCTTTTTATTGGTATTAGTTTATTAAATGATTCTTTCAATTCATCTTCTGTTGCTTCTGTTGGGTCTTTTCCTTCAGGCAACCGACAATAAAATAATTGTTTGTTTGGTGAAATTTCCAAGATCATATTTGCTGTGTTTATAACCGCTTTCTGACCAGCTTTCGACTCTTTATCATCATCAAAACAAAATATTATTTTCTTAAATCCAATGATGTGTTGTAAATGTTTTTCACTTACTCTTGTACTTAATGTGCTTATTACATTCTTATAACCAAGTTGGTTAAGAATCATTAAGTCAAATGGGCCTTCAACTAAAATACAGTAATCATAACTATTCACATTCTCAAAATTATAAATGTAATCTTCAAATTGTGAATGTGATAAGAAATACATATATCTGAACTTTTTATCACAATCATAAATATACCTGCTATTAAAACCAATTAGTTTACCATTTTTATAATATGGTATAATTACACGATTTCTATAATCCCCTGTATCTGAAAACATTAAATTATGTCGCTTTATTGTTTCTTCCGTTAATTTACGTTTAGAACCAGTCAAATATTCTACAGCTTCTTTGCATTCTAAAGCAGGCTTAAAATTAATCAACTCATTTGACATTGTATCATCAAATTGTATTATATCTTCGTAACGACCAATACCTTTTAAACTCTGTCTATAAATATTGTTGATCTTGAATCTGAATTCTTCATCTGGAGAAATAAATTGTGTTAGATCAACTTCCTCACCAGAAACGACTTTGATTATCTTTTCTAAATTGCCCTTAAAACCACAAGAACGGCACAAAAACAAGCCGCTATGTGTGTTTATGTCGCATGATGGGGTTGAATCGCTGTGCTTTGGATTAACGCAACGAAATCTCAATTCTTCGCCATTTTTTAATTCGGTATATTCTATTTGTAACTTTTCAAATATTGCGTGTACTACACTCATGAATTTAATGTAAAAGAGGGGAATATTGCTACTCCCCTCTTTATCCTTTGTTAATCAGATTTCTTCTTCGAATTTATTGGAAAGATCACTGAATATCAACATATCACCATCAATCATGATACCATCACCATTTTGGCAAATAACTATCAGTTTTGATGTATATATGTCTGATTCATCTTTATTGTAAGCACATGACAAAATACAAGAAAGCGAGTCTTTATTGTGTTTAAAAAAGCTTTGAACTTTATCAATCTTTTCACCAATAACATTCATGTGTAATACATAATAGTCTGGGTTGTCAATTGGAAAGTCAAGCTCCTTAAACAGCTTTAAATACTTTCTATGTTTTTTATCAAGGTCTATACAACCAAGATATGTTTTTGGTTCGTTATCAATTTCACCAAGTGGGGAATTTATAACAATGTATTCATCTCCCCATTTTTTCCTCAAATCGTCTATCTGTAAAAATGGACGATTGATGAAATTGTTGCTTTCTCCTAGTCTTTGTGTTGATTCACCAAGAGAAAGCACATGGAATTTAAAGACCGGTTGTTTATCCATAGTGTTATACCATTTTCTTAAAGTTTTTTAACCTGTTCAACGATTTGACAAATAAGTTCCTTGATTTTCTTCACATCATCAACTTTTCTCAGTTCTTTGTATTTTTCAACATTTAACAGAGCGTTTAATGTGAAATTTGTTGTAGATAAAGATGATAATGTATGTGCATAACAACTATCAACAATTTTCTGTGTATCTGTTTCATTATTAATCTCATTCTCAAGTGAAAGCAAGTCATTTTCTACATTTTTTTCGCTTGGGTTTTGTTGTGTTTTTGCGTCATTGATAAACATATCAACAAGTCTCTTATCTTCCGGTACCAAATCCTTTTCAAGTTCTGGAACCAATTTATTGAGTGGGTTATTTTTAACAACATACTTATTTGCAATGTCTACCATTTCTTTTGCGAATGTACTTCTGTTACTAACAGACATTGTTTCGATAAGAATTTCTACCCAACCACTGGCATCAATATTGTATTCTTTGCACTCTTCCATTACTTTTGAAAGAATCTGGTACGCATAACCCGGAATGCTTGCACCATTTTTGTTGAAGTGGTTGACTATAACGTCATTATTCTTAAAGAAATTCCAATGTTTAATGTAGTTATACACAGAACTTCTTGAGTAACCAAATACACTAACAACAGAATTTGTATCAGTCTCATCATCAATCGACACATTTGGATTTGAATCGACATATTTACCAACAGATACTATTTTATCCCATTCGGTGAGTTGTGTTCTGGGTTCATTTGTTCCAGTACAAATTTTGTATATTTCAGCCTCAGAAATATTCTTGTGAATATATGCTTCGGCATTGGTCATACCAAGCTTTTCTAGGGCTTTCACGCGATGAAATCCAGCTAACAAATATGCTTTGTCGTTTTCATCTATGTAAACATGGATTGGTTCTTTCTGGCCCTGAAGTTTGATCTTTTCGGCGAGTTCTTCAATTGTTTCGTTGCTTCTGACAGTAGCTCTTGTTTCGTATTTAACACGATCAAGTTCATCAATCGGAAATGACGGATCAAGATATTTTGATGCGTTTATTGGTATCATTTTCGACGTACCTGTTCCTGTTCCAATAATAGTTACATCACCATTATCAACAGAAGGTAATGTTTCTGTGTTAGTTCCTTTGGTTTTGCTCGTTCTTGGCTTTCTTGTTTTCTTTGTAGATTCAGTTGTTGCTTCTGGTTTAACTTCTGGAATAGTTTCTTCTGATTTAACAGTTGGCTTAATTCCTTCATTTACATCAAGTTCTAATTCGATTTCATCATCAAGATTTGGTTTTGTTTTGGTTAATTCTGGGTTAACTTTGTCAATCGGTGGGTCTGTGATGTTGTCTTCGAGTTTCAGATCATCAATTGAATCATCCAGTTTTAAATCGTCTGTCTGTTGCGTTTCTGTGGCCGCTGCTTGCGTTTCATTTGGTTCAAGGTCATCTAACACCAAATCATCATCTCCAATCTCATTGACGGCATCTATTGTCGTATTATCAGTCACTTCTGTAATACCATCACTATCCAAGTCGAGATCAAGATCATCAAGGTCAGCCATTGAAGTTATAATTTCGTTCATCTGTATTTCCACCCTTTAATAATTGAATTAGTTTATCTGTCATTGGTTCTTCGCCAGATAACAGTTTATCGACAAATTTGCAATCGGTTATAAATGTTGTTTTGTTATATCTAGTAATAACACAACAAAACAAAACATCATCAACAATAGAAATTCTCAAGGAAAGAATGGTTTCTTTGATAATATCCGCCAATTTTACCTGAAAATGTTTTAATCTATGTTCATTATCATTGATTTCATCTCGATTACCGATGATCATCAACGTATCAAATGTCTCCATTTGAGTTTTTAATCTGTGAAATTCTTCGTAACAATCAATTGCTTCCGGTGGTTGCATCTGTCATTACCTTTATAAGTTCATTACCAGCATCTTCAAAAAGCTCATCAACCTTTTGACAATAGAGTTCATTTATTTTTGTGAAAACGTTTTGCCATTGTTCACCATGTGCTTTTTCTGGATCATCTGTATAACCACAAACAACATGGGCGATTTCATGTGCAATAAGTTCAATTGATGCTACATAAGGAACATCAATAGAAACAGCGATTAACGGATTTCCATGATTTGGAAATTTAACACAAGCATATGATTCTGTGTTATCTGTGAAATCTGAGTATGATTCTTTATCAAGAAAGATAATTTCGGCATCTATATCTGGGTAAAGTTCGTTTACAGCATCTAATAAAATTTGATGTGGGTTTTCTAAAAATCTAATCATTTTATCACCTTTTTGCAACATATTGGTTAATTTAACACATTTATGTTTAATAATCAAACAGACTTCTTTGGTTTCAATTCTGGAATATCCCTATGTAAAAAAGAAATAAGTTTATTCTTTTGTTCTTTTGTTAGAATATTATCAGGACATTTTGCTATTTTGTAAAGTAATCCTTTTCTATATTTTGATTCTCCTTCAAACATTCGAATACACCAATCTCTTATTATTGTGTTGACAAATTCAGCAATTGGTGTATTTGTTTCAGAAATAAATTGATAAACAATTACTGGTATTTTTAATTTTTCCAAAACCTGTTTATCTGTTATTTCAACGTTCAAATAACCATTCTGGTGAATTTCTCGAAGCATTAAGGCATGTTTGAAAAATTCTTCAGGATCAACTAATAATGGGATTGTGTCTATGTTATCTTTGTTCATAATATGATTCTATCATTGTTTGAAGAGGTTTGTCAATCATTAAATTTGTCCAACGGTTAGACAAAAATGGGAATCCCACCGGAAAAGGAAGAAAACCGGTGGGATTCTTTCGAAATGGAGTTTGATATGGCTAACAACAAAATAACATTGTTATTTGTTTATGTCAACTCTCTTTTCGTTTTTCAAGAATATTCATAATTCGTCTGTTAATAAATTCAAGAGCTTCGTTTCGAGATTTAATAGAACCAGAGTATTGTAACAACTTCATTTCTCTGAGTAAATCACCAAGACACTTACCTTTAATTTCGCCATTAGAAAGCTGTCCAATATCTGTTCCATTTACAAACATATCTGCTTTCTTTGTATAAATATTTAAAGATTTTAACCGCTCAATAAATGAGTAAGTTTCTGAATGCGAGCGAACAGTTGACCAAAATTTACGTTTTAATGATCCATATGTATCAGCAAGCATTAACTTACAAAGAGTTTCAAAAGTTAATCCAACAGAAGATAATTCTTCTGCAATTTCAAATAATTTCCTGTTCTTTGCTCCGGTATTTATCATGTGATAATGTTTTAAAACAATGATTTGTTTAATCATCTTTTTTGGTAAACCATATCGTGTTCCATATTGTTCAACCAAATCATCTGACTCTGTTTCATGACCATATGCCGTTGGTTGTTCATTCTTTAAACCAAATGCTTTCATTTTACCAATATCATGGAAAAATGCTGCCCAAAATAGCAGATTCCTTTCATAGTCATCTGCTATATTTGCTATCTCAACTGCATTTTTTATAACCAGCTTTGTATGTTCCCATACATTGCCTTCGAAATGATGTTGTTCATTTTGATTACATTCCACCATCTGCCTGATAATATCAAAGAAGTCACATCCCATACATGCTAGATTTTCAAGATATTCTAACGATGGAGTGATATTTAGATATTTTGTAATACCTTTTGAAAATTCAGCATATATGCCAGATGGGTCTATAGTGTATAATTCTTTCATCATTTGTTCTGAATTTAAAATTAAAAAAGACACATCTTGGTAAAATTTCAAATCAAATCTTGAAATAAACTGGAATGCTCTCATAATACGCAACGAATCTTCTTTAAACCTTTCATGATGAACAACATTCAGTCTTTTATCATTTAGATCGTTTAAATAACCAAGATGGTGGTATTTTTCTTCGATTATATCATAATAACCAGCATTCATTGTGAAATCCCGGCGCATTGCTGCATCAATAACTGACATGAATGGGTCAATTATGCAGTCATAGTCTGAATGTTTTGGGCCGGTTTTATTATCTTTTCTTGGAAAGCCTATTTCAATCCAGTTATCTTTCCAGTCATCTATGAATTTTTCTATAATTTTTACACGATAAACTGGAAACTTTGCATCTGAATTGAATTTAAAGTCGATGTTATTTTTATTTAAAAAACCCACAAAATCAGAAGGCCATACTCTAAATAACTCACAATCAAAATCTTTTGGTGTGTTACCAATGAACATATCTCGAACAGCACCACCAACCAAGAATAACCGACCAGAAAGTTGATTTTCTATTTCCTTAGCAAATGCTTTAAGTTCTGATGAAATCATTTAACTATCCTTGTTCTATTAACTGGAAAGATATGTTTAAATTTTGGTAGTTTTATCATTTATTTTTGGTAGTAAACAGGTAATTTGTAGGTAGTAAAAAGTGTAATCATTTTTGGTATTAAAACAGGTAATTAC